CTGGCACGGATTGATCGTATTGCTGGCATCGACGGCCCTGGCCCGAGCTCCTGAGATCGTGCACTTCGTTGCGCGACTGCTGTGGTGGGTGGGAATTTCCTAGGCTGCGCGCCGTGTCCCAATTCGTTATTTTGGGACGGATTTTGATTCTTGGAAGCTTTATCAAAAGCGCAAACGATGAAGATTTTGGCCGCCGCGCACGCTCACTCGCGGCGCGATTGGCTGATGATCTTGGTCGGATATCTGCATGGACTCCGCGCCTCGGAAGTGATAGCAATTAAACCTGTTGACATCAAAGATGGCCATCTCACGGTATGCCGGCTCAAGGGCTCGCGCCGCACTGTTCATCCTCTTTTTCGGAGCGCAGAAACCCTCCTGGATGAGTCGAAAAGTCTGGTTGAATACGCTGAAAAAGTGCCGCGAAATCAAAGGCTCTTTCCGGTCACGCGGCGCACATTCGGCCGCATCGTAGAGCGCCACGGGCGCACCGCTGGAATCCCTCGCCACCTCGCCCACCCGCATATTTTGAAGCACACAATTGCGATGGAAACTATTCATTCTGCAGGGATTGAGAATGTGCGCCAGTACCTGGGCCACAAGTCCATGTCCTCCACCGGTGAGTACCTGAAAGTGTCCGATTCTGAGGCCTCGGCCGTAGTCCAAAAAAAGCTCTGACGTTTTGATTGTTTGATTTAGTAAAGCTTTTCAACGATGGGCGGGAAACGTGAAGGAGCCGGGCGGCATGCGCGGAATTGCGAGTGCGAAAGGTGCCTCAAGAAGTACGGCTCGCGGCCGGTCGACGCCAACGTCGCCCGCAGAATCAAGGCCCGCATCAAGGCGGAGGAGAAGTGGATCCGCGTCATCGAATTGGCTACTGCGAAAGCTGAGCGCACAGAGAACACAGCCGATCTGCGGAATGCCCTTGAATACCTTGACAACCGCGATCTAGGAAACACCACCGACAACGTCAATCACATGCACGACAAGCCCCTCGAAGTGAACATGAACCACACAATCAGCGAGCGCTTCCGCATCGCCATGGAGAAAGCCGAGAAACGTGTCCACGACGGCCGCTAGCGTCGATTACGAGCAAGAGCTGGTGGACAAGCTCTACAGCTTCCGCCACGATCCCCTGGCGTGTGTGCTCTACTCGTTCCCCTGGGGCGAGCCAGGCTCGGAGCTCTCGGACGATCCCGGGCCACGCACCTTCCAGCGCAAGTTCCTCCGCGAACTCGGCGAGCACCTGCAAGATCCCTCGACCCGCTTCAAACCCTTCCGCAAAGCGGTATCCTCCGGCCACGGCATCGGCAAATCCGCGCTCATCGGCCAAATTGTCCACTGGGCGAAATCCACCTGCCTCGACTGCAAAGTCCTGGTCACCGCGAACACCGGCGATCAGCTGAAGACCAAGACGCAGCCGGAGATCTCGAAGTGGTTCCGCTGCTGCCTCAATAAAGACTGGTTCGATGTGCACGTCACCTCGATCAAGGTGAATGACTCAGAACACGAGCAGACCTGGCGCACCGACTTCGCCACCTGGTCGGAAGACAATCCGCAGGCCTTCGCCGGCGCGCACAACAAGGGCAAGCGGCTGATCATCATCTTCGACGAAGCGAGCGAGATCTCGGACTCGATCTACCGCACGGTCGAGGGCGCGCTCTCAGATGCCAACACGGAGATCATCTGGCTGCTCTTCAGCCAGGCGACGCGATCGGAAGGCGCTTTCTACGAAGCCGTGTTCGGCAACCAGCGACACCGCTGGCGCCCTGAAGTCATCGACAGCCGCACCGTCGAAGGCATCAACGTCGAAGAGATCAACGAAGCGATCGGGATCTACGGCGAGAATTCCGATCACGTTCGCGTGCGCTGGCTGGGGCTCTATCCTCTCGCCGGCGGCGGCAAGTTCATCGACCTCGATCTCGTGCTCAAGGCACAAGCCGCCACCGCGCATTCCTTCGACAACGATCCCCTGGTTGCCGGCGTGGACTTCGCCTGGGGCGGAGTGGACGACAACGTGATCCGCTTCCGCAAAGGCCTCGACGGGCGCTCCATCCCTCCGATCAAAGTCAAAGGCGAGTTCACCAAAGACCCGGCAGTTATGGTGGGGAAATGTGTGGACGTACTCGGCCGGCTGTGGAACGGCGACTTCGTCTCGATGCTGTTCTTCGATTCGGCCGGCATTGCCTCAAAGGTTCAGGCTGGTGTGCGCGCGATGGGCTACGGCGATCGCATTATGATCGTTAACTTCGGAGCAGATTCACCACAGCCGCACTGCGCCTACTTCCGCGACTTCATGTGGAGCGAAATGAAGGACTGGATGCGGGATGGCGGTGCAATCGACAAAGACCACGAGCTCGCGGCGGACCTGCAGAAACCCATCCTGGTCGGCGATCGCCAGCAGCGCGTGAAGCTCGAGTCCAAAGAGGACATGAAGAAGCGCCTGGGCAAGATGGGGCTCGAGTCCTCGTCTCCGGATGACGGCGATGCCCTGGCTCTCACCTTCGCCATGAAAGTCGCCGCGCCGCCGAAGAAGGAAACCGGTCCAGCCCCCCGCGTGGGGAGATGGAGCTGACGTGGCGAAACTGACTGCAGCCGGCCGCAAGAAGATTCCCTCGAGCAAGTTCGGGTTGCCGGGCTCGCGCAAATACCCGATGGAAGATCGCTCGCATGCGGCGAATGCAAAGTCTCGCGCCACACAGCAGGTGAAGAAGGGCAAGCTGTCGCCCTCTCAGGCCTCCGCGATCAGAGCCAAGGCCAATCGAATTCTAGGAGAGTGACATGGGAACCGACTACGCAGGCGCCTTAAATCATCGCGGCAGTTTGGGAGCGATGAAGGAAGCGGTCGCACCAAAGCTCCACTCGATCCAGGTGATTCACCACATGACGGGAGGCGAACCTCATTCCGTCATGGTCGAGCCGGGCAAGATGGTGCAGCACATCGCCGACTGCCCGCATTGCGGCGGGGGTTCTGAGAAGTGAACCAGCAAGAACGCCGCGACCTCGAGAACTGGCTGATGACGCACGGCCTCGACGGATGCATCAACGATCCGGAAAAGCTGCAGATCTTCGCCGACCTGGTCAGCCAATGGCCAGGAGATAAGCACGACTTTCTCCGCGATCTGCTGAACGAGTGCGATGTCGCCAACCGCTACGACATGTATGTAGCTCTCGCGCCGCGGCTGAAGTTCAAGCCACTCTCATTCTCGCAGTACGAAGCGCAGATCGCGCTGAAAGCCGGCGCAATGGTTTCGCAGCGCCTCATGCGCGTCGAAGGCGAACGTCCGAAGCCGATCGAGATCGGTGGCCACAAGATCGCGGTTACCTCGGTGGATAAAGCCAATTGCGGCTGGTGCGCAGTCCGCTGCCATGTGTGCGACAAGGTGGAGAAGTTCGTCGCCGACACCCCGGTCGGAGCCATCATCAAAGCGCGGCAGGCTGGCTGGGTAAAATTGCCCGGCATCGATCGGGAAACCTGCGCGGATTGTGCCGCCCACATGGCAGCCGAAGAGTCGCTGGTTCTCAGCAGCAACGAAGACTCGAAAGTGCGCGATCGCAGGCGAGTGAACTGATGGCGAAGCGCAGCAAGAAAGCAGATTCCGCACCCGAGCCCAGTGCACTGAAACACCGCGCTCACATGAGCGCCGAGCACCGCGCCAAAATGGCCGACGACATCAAGCAGTTCACTGGCGATAGCGCCGAGATGAGTGCGCGCCGCCCCACCCGCAAGATCCTGCGCCATCACCAACAAGCCCTGTAGATGGACACCGAGAAGACAGATCTGCCGGGCGGCGAAGGGCAAAGCTCGGGCACAACCCGCACCGACACAACCCCTTCCGACTCCGATGAAGAGCTGCTTACACGCATCCGCGACGACTTCCGCTACTGCAAGGAATACTGGCGGCAGAACCACGAAGCCAGCGCCGACGACATGCGCTGCGTCGCCTGCATTCCTCCCAAAGAATTCGAGGACGACCGCTCCGGGCGTCCCATCATCTGGCCCGATGAGATCAGCCAGTACATCAAACAGGCGAATAACAATCTCCGCCAAAACAAACGCTCGATCAAGATTTCACCGCGCTCCGATGGTGCCACCGACACCGACGCCGAGCATCGCCAGGCCTACGTCCGCGGCATTGAATACGCCTCGAAGGCTCAATCAATCTACGCCACCGGCCACGAAGCAGCTGCCGAGTGCGGCTTTGGCTACTGGCGCGTCACCACGCGCATCGTCGGACCGAAAGGCGAGCAGGAACCGCGGATTGTCCGCATTCCCAACCAGTTCACCGTGTATCCGGATCCGGACGCGCGCGAGGCTGATTTCTCTGACGCCTCGATCTACTTCGTCCTGGACTCGATGCGGCAATCAACCTTTGCCCGCAAGTACCCCAAAGCCAAAAAGCGCAGCTTCAGCGCCGATGACACCGCGCGGGCTCCCGACTGGTTCCACGGCGAGGACATCGTGGTCGCCGAGTACTGGTACCGCGAAGAGATCGACAAGGAAGACGGCGAGAAGCGCTACAAGGTCACGCAGTACATCACCAACGGCGTCGAGATTCTCGAGGAGAACGAGTGGATCGGGAGCTGGATCCCAATCATTGGCGTTTTCGGCGAGGAGATCTATGTCCAGGAAGGCGGCCAGTCGCGGCGCATGTTCCTGTCGCTG